CGTCCCAACTCACTCCAAGAATTTCAGATACTTCATTGTTTCCTTCTGTTATAACCTCAACACAATATTTCACGTCTTAATTGATTTTAAATCAGTTACAACCAGGAGTTTCGATAAAGCTTCACATCAACCAACCATCTACAGCTTTTCCTCGATTCCTATAGACTATTATACCAGGTTCAACTAAAATGTACAGTGTTTTATGCAAAAAAATGGGGGTAATTTCTTACCCCCGCATGAATAGTAGAGTTACCTGGAATTGATTTCTAACCACATTAACATTGGTGCGAATCCTAAAATTGCTCCTGCCGTCAATGCCATTATTAATAATCCACCAAGGGTCTCTGCTAAATCTTCATACTTATTCATAAACAATATAATATGTTTCATAGCTGTTCTCCAGTAAAAAAGTTTATACTAATCTACTGAGTGTTCGCTGATACTAGCCTTTCAAAAAAGATTTTTTCTTTGATGCCCCAGCAGACCCTATTTCGATCTTCCTAGGACGCCTCTCTTCTGGAAGTTCAACTCTGGCATACACCACGAGTATTCCATTCTCTAAGTCGGCACCATCTATTACGACAAATTCTGAGAGACGGAAGCTCTTCTCAAATTTGCGGGATGAAATACCTTTCCACGCATATTCCCTATCATCAGATTCACGGTTACCCGTAATCTTTAGAATTCCATCTTTTACTTCTAGTGCGATTTCTTCTTTTGTGAATCCGGCAATTGCCATCTCAATTAAGAATTTCTCATCATCGATCTTCACAATATTGTGAGGTGGATAATTATCCGATCCTGATCGAGCTGAAGTGTGGATTCTTTCTAGTTCATCGAATAAACCTTCGAATCCTACGAATAGTGAACGAGGTACGTTCAAGTTAGTTCTTACCATTTTGCTTTCCTCCTATAATTTAGCAAGGTTAATAGGACTCGCCCAATGCGACATCCTAATATTATTTATACAAGTTTAGTTTGTAAGTCAACAAAAACCTGTATTATTTTGCGACACCAAATTGTTTACAAACTTTTGGTATTCGCCCAGATTTCATAAGCTTATGAAATTTGTTAAATATTTTAATTGTTATCTTCTTTAGCATTACTGTTTCCTATGTTGTATTTAGGACACAGTTCCCAATGAGCTTTTTCTTTAAAAGGTATTACCTTTATCTGCCTCAATGGTGCTAGACTTTTTGCAGTCTCTGAGTTTACCATGTTTACTAAGCCCCAGTCAGCAAGAAGTGTAGCAATTGTGTTCCTTCTTTCTAGGTCATTTTCCACAAGATTAGATGGCTTACCATCTAATAAGAATAATTCTTTAAAATGCACAATGAAATATCTTCCTTGTTTGTGCAATATGTGACATGACTGGTATAATTTCTGATCTTTTCTTGATGCGACTCCGATACGTGTTAGAGTCTCTCTGATTTTAAGAAAATCGTCAGGTTCGTTTAATGATACTTCCAACATATCTGCCGGAGACCAATTCTTTACTTCAATACTTTCGTTTTCCACCTTTATAAATCCTTTTGTTCAATTCTTCTATTTGTTCATTATTAAGTAATGACAATACAGATTTAGCTTTTTCATCGCTATATCCATAGTATTCTTTTACTATTTCAAGATTGGCTATCTCTTGTGGCTTTACCCACTTTGTAAACCTTTTCTTTTTCTTAATTATATTTATAAGAAAATCATATTGAAGCCGACTATCTAGATGATGGTTTAGGTTCATCTCGTTAGCATAAAGAATAGTATCTGGGAAGAACGATAGTCCTCGATTAATGATAAATGCATTATACTCTTTTTCTATAATATCATCAACCATAATATTCTTTTTGGTTGTGTTAATAGATTTTAAAAAGTCAAATGGATTCATTTTGTCATTAACCTATCATATACTAAATCATCTAATAATTTAGCTTTCCTTTTGAGTTCAATGTTTTCGTCTTGTAATTCCATTACTCTCATTTGTAAATCGTGTACTTGTTTTTGCATTTCTGCAATTTCTCTTTTTAACATTTCGTCATTTGATTTTAATATCATTTGAATTTAACTCCTGCCATAAGTTCAGTACAACAAGCTACTAAATTGAGCTCATGGTCTGAAACAAAGCTATTTTTGTACTGATAATCTGCAAGTATGAGAACCATTTGCGGTATGCTTTCTGGCACAACATACTCATTCATATTATCGTATAATTTTCTAAATAGAGATGCAGGGTCTGAGTCTATATTATCAGCAACCCATTGTCTCATCTTTTTAAAGTCCTTTATTTTTAAAGAACTCATAAGTTCGTTTACTGATATATCGCTCAATGAAACTAATATACCAGAATCTATAACACCCGACGTGCTATATCTTTGCAATTCGTTTATTACTCTACGCCAGTCTGGCATATACTTCATTATAAGTTCAGCCAATACTTTAGTTTCGTACTTAATTCCTTCGTCATCTAATATAAGCATTAAACGAGCCATCATAACAGAGCATAAGCGTTCTGATTCTTTTTTCGGAATGTTGAATTCTACTACTGAGCATCTTGAATGCAATGGCTCAATAATTCTATTCTTAAAATTGCATGTTAATATAAATCTACAATTACCGCTAAACTCTTCGATAAAACCACGAAGTGCTGGCTGAGTAGATTGTGGATTAAGGTAATCCGCTTCGTCGAGGATAACTACTTTGTAGCCTCCTTGGAGTGAGACCGACGAAGCGAATTGCTTAATCTTATTTCTGAGTGTATCGATACCTGACTCTTCTGAACCATTTATAAGCAAATAATCTAAATCTAATTCGTTACATAATGCTTTAGCAACTGTCGTTTTACCAAGACCAGCTGTGCCAGTCAAAAGCATATTGTGTAATTCACCTCCGTTAACAATTTGCTTAAAGGTAGTTTTTATATGTGCAGGTAATACACAGTCATCTATTGTTTTTGGTCGGTATTTTTCAACCCATAGAAATTCATTCACCTAAAACCTCCCATCCTTTTACAGTATCTAATACAAAACTTCTCCATGCTGTTTTGTCTAGTGACCATACGGCAAAGTTATCTGAGTCTGGATTCATTTCTACTGTTACATCAACGCCTTCTGCTTTTAATACTGCTGGGTTGAGAGTACATGGCATAACTCTGATTTCGCCTGTACCTATTTTTTGAAAGGTAACCGTTACGGTTCCGTTTTTAAGTGCTGTTAATAATTGTTGTTTCTCATTTAGTTCCATAATATATCCTATAAAATAAAGGGGGAATTGCTCCCCCTTGTATTATTCGTCGTCTAATACGACGTCAACTTCTGCTTCAGCATCCACTTCAGCGACTCCGTCAACGGGAAGTTGTCCTTCACCCTCTTGACCTTGTGCGTCTTGTGCTGCTTGAAGGAAGGATACAATTCGTGACCTCAGGCCACCAATTGCTTCTAGCTCTGGTCCTTCAAATCCGCCACGTCTAGATACTAAATCAATGATTTGTACCATAGTCGCGATGTCATTAAGACCGAGTTGTGGAGCTTCTGGTTGCTCCATACCTTTTACTTCTTCAGTCATTTTCTTCTCCTTTGCAAAGTAGACTAATCTTGAAAGACCTACCCCATGTAGCATCTTTCATGTTATCCTCATAATTTATGAGAATACTTTCTGCCATATTATTTATACAGCAAAAGTGCTTGATTTCTCTAAAGCTATAAAATAATCTATTGGATAGTCATTATTAGTCCAATTAGATATTAGCTTTGAAGAAATGTTAACAAAGTAATCGCCAGGTAATAACTTTAAGTTTGGCATATTTACCACAAAGTTAAAGTCTTCCTTGCATGCGTTATCTCTGTCAAGTTCCATTTCAAAAGTATTTGAGGTCGAATCTTTTTCGTCAAATACTTTTGCAACTACATTACCGTTAGTTCCGGTAATTGCTAAATCACTGTGACCTAACACAGCACTAGCTTGTTTTAAAGATTTTAATTGCTCATCAGTTATATTAATACCAACTTCACAGTCAGGCATTGTAATATCTTTTGAAGGTTGAGTTAAAATTTCTGTTTCAGAAAAGTAATATCTTATTTTTTGTCCTGAGCCAGAGATAAGAAGTGACTTATCTTCAAAGCTTAATACTGGATTTTCAATAAGATTATATACTGAAAGAAATTCGTTTAGGTCATAAATACCAAACTCTACTGGAAAGTCCTCTACAATTTCTGCACTTGCTAAAATTGTCTTGGCTTCCGAGATAGTCTTTAGTTTCTGACCAGGCTTAAACACAACGTTTGGATTAACCGTTGCAAAGTTCTTTAATACATTTATCGTTTCATTACTTAATTGCATATTATTTCCTTTTTTAATACCATATATTATACCATATATGCCTGTTATTGTACAGGATTATTTTCACTATCATGGATTGAAAGAGCAATTATAGCATAGTGTAAAACTTTCTGTAGATCTTTTCTTGCATCTACAGAGTTACCTTTACGTCCATACCTTTGTGCGTATTTCAATACATTACCAATTGCGAAGCCCATACCATGGCCACAATCATTAATAAACTCAGTGGACTGAAATTTATTACGACTATAATGGCTATCGTAAGTGCTATCAATATAATTCTGGAGTTCTTTGATAAGATCTCCTTCATTAAACTTATAATTAATTTTACTCAATATTGTCTCCATTTACTATTGCATCAACTCTAGCATCAATATATTCGGCTCCGAGTTGCTTTGTTATTGCGATTACTTCTGGCAAAATCTTTTCTGCCTGCTCAAATGTTAGTTCTCTCCAATTTTGTAACACATAATTATGTTTATTATCATTACTTAATTGTGCATTTAACCATTTGTATCTATATCCAAACTTTTTATCCATGTTTTCATGTAGATATTTCTCTAGTTTAGAACCATGTTTAGCTTCGACACTATCTGGATCTGAAGATGTAATTAAATATCTTACTCTTAAATCTTCTAATGCGATATCGCCAGCAGATACTGCCATTTTAACTGGATGTCTTCCCGCTGGTAAAATAACTGCTCTTGTTCTACCGACTATATCTCTTTTAGCTGTGCCTATATAACCTATGTCTTTATGGATTAAATCATCTCCAATAGATTCTATGTCATTGGAGTGAGCCCATTGGTAACAACCATGTAGGCTATTACCATAGGGATCTGATGTTCCTGTATATTTGCCATATTGTGTAAATAAATCTTTATATAATGGCATTGACATCGTTGGTACTTCTTCAGCAGTAATCCAATCTGTGGTATGAATAATATTATTCTTCATTGTATTTCTCCTGAGCTTCGTAATCTACTTCTAGATTTTCTTTATCTTCGTGGACTAGAACTCCTGAATCTACTTTAGTGTATAAGTCTAGGAATGCTTCCTTAGTATCATCATCAAATCTTGTGATACATAAATCTATTGCTTTTAATCTATTTTTAAAGATAGCGTAAGATTGTACGATGTGACATAATCTTCTAGTTGAAATTACTTCATCAACTCCGTCATCATCAAATGTTTTTCTGATAATATCAGCCCATGTTGTTAGTTTATCAGCAAACTCTGGATCTTGTGTTCCAAATTTATCCATGTGCTTTTCTACTATTTTAGTTTCAATCTTTTTAGAAGGAAACTTTTGGTCGATAGATATAGTAAATCTTTCTAGGAATGCTTCGTCAATAATTGAAGCTGCAGTAAATCTACCATCGTCTGAACCTTTACCTTTTGTATTAGCTGTTGCTATAACATTGAAGCCAGGTGCTGGAGATATTGTTTCACCTGTTTTCTTAACAAGTACAGGTTTACCTTCCAATATGCCTTGCAGACACATAATTTTATTTGTAGCTCTATCAATCTCATCGAGAAGTAGAATTGCACCGTTTTCCATCGCTTTAAGAACTGGGCCTTTAGCGAATACAGTTTCTCCATCAATAAGTCTAAAACCTCCGAGTAAATCATCTTCGTCTGTCTCCGGATTTATTTGTACTCTAATAAACTCTCTATTGAGTTTAGCACATGATTGTTCAACCATAAATGTTTTACCATTACCTGATAGACCAGATATGTATATTGGATAAAACATTTCTGAAGATATTACTTTACTAATATCTTTAAATGAACCCCAAGGTACGAATGTTTTATCAACTGAAGCAAAGGATTTTTCCTTATTAACAATTGATTGCATACTTAAAGTAGTATTATTCGCATGGGACTCTTGCCTTAAAGGTAAGATTACAGCAGATAAGTCATATTGACCTCTGACCTCGCCTTTAGTTTTTAATAATGGCATCCAATCTCTTTTAGCAAAACCTAAAGATTTTGCAGTATCGACAATTGTTGCCTTTCTGAATATAGATGTATCGGGATTGTTACTCACCAATTTTTCTATAATGTTCTTAGTATTCACGTTTATCATAATATAAATTCACTCCTTTTAATAATTTATAGTTG